GCTGAAGCTGAATTAACTTCAATGTTAAGTGAGTATATCTCTCTAGAAATCGATCTAGAAATTCTTGATATGCTAATTGAAAATGCTTCTGCTGGTACTGAAGTATGGTCTGCTGTTAACAACCAAGCTATTTCTGGTACTGGAAACGGTACTGTAACTGACCTAGGATTCTATAATTCACAAGGACAGTGGTTCCAAACATTAGGAACTAAAATCACTAAACTAAGCAACATCATCCACCAAAGAACTCTAAGAGGTGGTGCTAACTTTATGGTAATTTCTCCAAAAGTAGGTACTATTCTAGAATCTATTCCTGGATTTGCTGCTGACGCTGATGGAGATGTAACTAAGAAAGATTATGCTTTCGGTGTACAGAAAATCGGTGCTCTAGGTGGTGGTAAGATTAAAGTATACAAAAACCCTTATATGACTGAAAACACTGCCCTATTAGGATACAGAGGTGGACAGTTCCTAGAAAGTGGTGCTGTATTTAGTCCTTACATTCCATTAATCATGACTCCTCTAGTATACGATCCAGATACATTTACACCACGTAAAGGTCTCTTGACTCGTTATGCTAAGAAAATCGTTCGTCCAGAATTTTACGGAAAAATCCAAATTTCTGGTCTTAACACTCTATAATAAGAGTAAGACGATTTTAATAAGATTAGCCCGGCTTTGCCGGGCTTTTTTTATGTATGTACTAATAGGAAATACTTTAATATTTATAATAAAAATATAAATAATGGCTAATCTTAAACTTTCCATTAAAGAACAAATACTTTTAGATGGTACTGAAAGAGGAACTGAATATCGTTATACGATTCCCAACATTACCTCTATAGACAATAGAATACTAACCCTAGCATCAGGCTCAGAAACTGAAATATTTACTTTTAGTGATGTTAATAATGCTGGTACTTTTATAACTAGTAGTTTTAAATATGGGCGTATTACAAATTATTCTAATACTGGTATAAAATTAAAAGTATCTTCTTCTGCAGAAGCTTTAAATTTTAACCTAGCTGCAAGTGGAAGTTTTATGTTAAATAGTAGCGAAATAACAGGATCTAATAATACCGGTAGTTTTGTATATGATGATATAGTATCTATTAAATTAGAACCATCAGGTAGTGATGCTAAGGTAGAATATTTTGTAGCAACAACTTAATTTTTTAAATATGGCAAATCCAGCAATATGGCCCGGTTCAAGCTCATTTAATCCAGGAGATACACCCTTTGGATTTTACGACTCAGATATTGAGTTTAGAACGGATGCAGATAAAGTATCTAACTTTTGTGCTAGAAGGTTAGGTTATCCTTTAGTTGATGTAGAACTTCAAGATATTAATTTTTATACTGCATTTGAAGAAGCAATAACTTCTTATGGTAATGAACTATATGCTTATAAAATTAGAGATAATCAATTATCAATACAAGGATTATCTAAAGATACAGAATTAAACCAAGCTACAGTTACACCTAATTTTGAATCAATTATTCGCTTATCAGAACAATATGGTTCTGAAGCAGGTTCAGGTGGTAATGTAGAATATTATACAGGTTCAATTGATGTTGTAAGAGGGGAACAAGACTATGATTTAAAAGCATGGGCTAGAGATAATGGTGTAGATGGGGAACATGGTATAGAAATTAAACGTGTATTTTATGAATCAAACCCTGCTATTGTAAGATATTATGACCCCTATAGTGGTACAGGATTTGGATATCAAAATTTATTTGATTCATTTGGGTTTGGTGGGATGTCACCTGCTATTAACTTTTTAATGATGCCATTAAATTATGATATGCAAGTATTGCAAGCTATTGAATTAAATGATACTATTAGAAGGTCTAATTTTAGCTTTGAATTAAAAAATAATAAATTAAAAATATTTCCTATACCTACAATAAGTGGAAGTATGTATTTTGAATATATTAAACGTGATGAAAGAATAGCTAACTCAATCCAACAAACCCCAGATAGAGTAACTAATGTATCAGATGCACCATATTCAAACCCAACTTATGCCGACATTAATAGTGTAGGAAGACAATGGATATTTGAATATACTTTAGCCTTATGTAAAGAAATGTTAGGATATGTAAGAGGTAAATACGACCAAATACCTATCCCAGGAGCTGAAGTACAACTAAATGATGCTGATTTAATTGCAGCAGCAACAGCAGAAAAAAATTCTTTAATTGAAAGATTAAGAGGATATTTTGATGAAACTTCTCGTAAGGCATTACTAGAGAGAAGAGCACAAGAATCAGAATTTACAAATCAGGAACTTAAAAATGTTCCATATACAATTTATGTAGGATAATATGGCATTATTTGGTCGTTTACGAGATGTAAGTTTAATTAGAGGATTAAACAGGGAATTGATGGGTGATATAATAACCCAACAAGCTGCTTTCTACAAATATAAATTAGAAGAAACAAAAGTTAATTTATATGGTGAAGCAGCTGGGGCTAAATTTTATGATGGTCCCTTTTTATTTAATTGTTTAATTGAAAGAGAAAACCAAGCATATCCTGAAGATGACACTGGAATTGGATTTGGACAAGGTATTGAATTTAGATTTTTACGAGCTGATCTTGTAGATGCTAATGTAGTACCAGAAGTAGGAGATATTATTTTATACCAAGATAAATACTATGGAGTAGATTCTACAGTATCAAATCAGTATTTTGTAGGTAAAAATCCAGATTATCCAAATAATGAAAACCCTCTGAATCCTGGTTTAGAAGATTTTGGTGCTAATTTATCCATAATTTGCAAAACATATTATGTGCCCGCAGATAAAGTAAATATTTCACCATATAAAGAAAGATTTTAATATTTATAATAAAAATAAAATAAAATGGCAAGATTAGGAGAAGGACTAAATATAACTGGCAGTTTTAGTCTAGCTGCTACAACCGAAAATACATCATCCGCTGGGAACTTATGGTTTGATGGTACTGGCTTTCAATATAGTACATATGGAACGGCAACATGGAGTACCGGGGGTAGTTTAATAACAGGAAGATATTTCTTAGCAGGAGCAGGAACACAAGATGCAGGTTTAGCATTTGGTGGAGCAACAGGGAATGGAGCTTGTACTGAAGAATATGATGGTTCATCATGGACAGCAGGTGGTGTTTTAGCAACAGCAAGATATAGACTAGCAGGAGCAGGTACACAAACTGCAGGTTTAGCCTTTGGTGGTAAGGTAAGTGGTCCGTATGGTTGTACATGTACAGAAGAATATGATGGTTCATCATGGACAGCAGGTGGTGCTTTAGCAACAGCAAGACAACAATTAGCAGGAGCAGGAACACAAGATGCAGGTTTAGCATTTGGTGGGTATACCTTCAGTGGTGGTAGTTTCACTACATTCTCATGCACAGAAGAATATGATGGTTCATCATGGTCAGCAGGTGGTGCTTTAATAAATGCAATGAAGAGATTAGCAGGAGCAGGAACACAAAATGCAGGATTAGCTATAGGTGGGATACCTGCTTCTAACGCCTTCTTTGCTGCCTGTACAGAAGAATATGATGGTTCATCATGGTCAGCAGGTGGTGCTTTAATAACAGGAAGACAAGAACTAGCTGGTGCTGGTACTCAAAATGCTGGATTAACATTTGGTGGTAGTGCACCTGTACAGTTATCCTGCACAGAAGAATACGATGGTACTTCATGGGCAACAGGTGGTGCTTTAATAACAGCAAGACAATATCTCGCAGGAGCAGGAACACAAACAGCAGGTTTAGCATTTGGTGGTAATCCAGGTAATGCATGTACAGAAGAATATACCGCAGCTATAGTGACTTGTACATTGTAATATGACCCAATATAGAAAACCAATACCAAAAACACAAAAGCAAATAAGTAAAGGCTTACAAGATGCTTTTGATACAACTCGAGGTAATCCTAATCAAGCGGATAATCCTAACGAGTCACAAACTGGTATTGATTTTAATCGTGGTCATAAACTTAGTATGAAAAATGATTCATCTAAGTTACTTACTATTGGTATACAAGATTTAGATGAAGCTGTATTTTATTATTTTGATAATGTTATAAAACCTTATGTTTATCAAAATGGTAATAGACGAAATGTACCATTTATTTATGCTGCACCTGAAAGATGGAAATCATATCAACGAGATGGATACTATAGAGATAAAGGTGGAGCAATAATGTTGCCCATTATTGTTGTTAAACGTAATAATATTGAAAAAGATAGAAGTGTATACAATAAATTAGATGCTAATATGCCTAATTTATATGGTAGTTTTCAAAAATCATATAACCCAAAAAATGCATATGGTAATTTCAATGCATTAAATAATAGAATACCAGTTAAATCTTATAACTTAGCAGTTGTTCCCGATTTTGTAACATTAAATTATAGTTGTGTTATTCAAACATACTATATGGAGCAATTAAATAAAATAATCGAATCAGTAGAATATGCTTCTGATTCATATTGGGGTGATCCTGAACGATTTAAATTTAGATCATTTATTGATTCATTTCAAACTACTACAGAATTAACAGCAGGTAAAGATCGTTTGGTTAGGGGAACATTTGATATTAGATTACGAGGATATATTATACCTGAAGTAATACAAAAAGATGTCACAGCACTTAAAAAAGTTAATTCAAAAGCTAAAGTCGCTATTACCTCAGAGACAGTAACTAATATTAATGATGTCCCTTGATTAGGTAAATAAAGGTTATTATATTATCAATCAATGAAAGTTTTATTTTTATCACCACATTTAAGTACCGGAGGTATGCCCGCGTTTTTGTTAAAACGTATTGAGGCATTACTTGGTTTTACTGATATAGAAGTATTTGTTATAGAGTGGAAAATGTACAGCCCAACCTATATAGTTCAAAGATCTAAAATACAAGAATTAGTAGGTAAAAATTTCACATCCTTTTTAGGGAATAAAGAATCACAAAAGGGTATTATTGATTATTGTTATGCTAAACAAATAGATATAATCCATATAGAAGAAAGCCCAGAAGGATTTGATTCATTTAATAAATTTGATTCTAACCTTCAAAAAGAATTATATAACCCAAAACATCCCTGGAAAATTGTAGAATCACCCCATGGTATGGGTTTTAATCCTACAAAAAGTAAAAAATATGACCCTGATGCTTATGTATGTGTTACTCCGTTCCATGTTGATGTAACTTATAAATCAAGACCTTCAATTAAAGAATTAATAACTTACCCTATTGACCCTACTATTCAATCTTTGGAAAAAAGGGATGACCTTTTAAAACATTGGGGTTATTTAACCAAGGGAGAATTCCATATCATCAATATTGGTTTATGGACCCAGGGCAAAAATCAAAAATATGCTATTGATATAGCTAGAAAATTATATGGAAAATATGGTTTTACTTATATATTCCATTTTTTAGGTAATAGAGCTCCTAATTTTAAGGAATATTGGCAGCCTCTTATACAAGATTTACCCCCTAATGTTAAAGTTTGGGGTGAAAGAAAAGATATAGATAAATTTTTTAAAATAGCGGATTTAATGTTATTTACTTCTACGTGGGAATGTAATCCTATTGTATTAAAAGAAGCTATATCTAATGAAACTAAAATTATGGCCTATAATTTATCGCATTACGGAGATGAGTATTTACCTTTTATTACCCCCTTAAGTGGAGAACTAGAAAAAGATAAATTAAACTTAATGGAAACAGTACATTCTCCTATAAAATATAAATTAGGTGATTATCAAAATAATGTAGAAGAATTTGCTAAAAAACACTATAAACTATATACTAATTTAATAGATAATGGTAAAAGAGGCTAATAAAATATTAATTAGTTTTAATTTAACTCCTAAAGTTGAAATAAAAGGAGATACTAATAAAAAATATCACATAGAATTTATAGATGGTGATACAAACCAAATTATTCATTCTACTACTATTAAAAATGGAATGTGGACTGTATGTAGTCGAAGATGGCATACTAATTGGATTATAAAAGTAAATGATAAAATAGTACATAAATTTGATTTAACTGGGAAAAAAGTAAAAGTATCTCTTGAATCAAAAGCTATAGGAGATACTTTAGCATGGGCACCCCAAGTAATTGAATTTCAAAAAAGATATAAATGTGATGTAACTTTATCTACTTTCCATAACCATTGGTTTGAAACAAACCCAGAATATAAAAATATAAAATTTAAATCACCTGGTTATACCGATAATGAATTTGAAAAACTATCAGGAGATAACAACTCAAACGTAAATAATAAATTCTATGCTCATTTCTCTTTAGGGTGGTTTCAACGAGACAATAAATGGGATGAGGGACAATATCATCTTAATCAACCTAATACTATCCCCATAATACAATCTACTACTGATATGTTAGGTTTACCTTATAAAGAAGTTACTTATGGTTTATCTTCCCCAGAATTTAAACGTCCTTATAAAGAAAAATACATTTGTATAGGTCCCCGTTCTACTGCTGGGTTAAAAGAATGGCCTCATCATTATTGGCCTGTGTTAGCTGAAGGATTAAATAAAGAAGGATATAAAGTTGTAAGCATATCCCATGAAGGGTTTAACCAAAAAAATATTATAAACAAAGGAAAAATGAAATGGGAAGATACTATTAACCATCTTCGTCATGCAGAATTGTTTATAGGATTAGGTTCAGGTTTATCTTGGGTAAATTGGACATTAGGGAAACATACTGTTATGATTAATAATTTTGTACCTTATGGTTTTGATTTTACCCAAAACTTAACTAAAATTGAAGATTATTCTGTATGTAATAATTGTTGGGCTGATAAAAAATTTATGTTTGATAAAGGAAAATGGGATTGGTGTCCACGGCATCAAGACACAATGGCTCAACACATTTGTCATAAGGCAATCAAACCTGAAATAGTTTTAAAAAAAATTAAATACCTATTAAAGTTTAAATAATTAATATATATTTATTATCAAATAATTATGTCACAAATAATTAAGTTACAAGAAAAAGAATTACAAGATATTAAAGATGCCCAAACTAAAATCACACAATTAATTTATGGGTTGGGTCAACTTGAAGTACAAAAAACAAATATTTTAGCTCAATTAGAAGAAGCTCAATTAAAACAAAATACTTTAGGTAAAGACCTTCAGGAAAAATATGGGGAAGGGGATATTAACCTAGAAACCGGTGAAATTACTCCACCAGAAAAACCAGAATCAACAGAATAAATTGGTTTTTTGAAGGGGGTTTCAATATTTATAAGAAAATAATACTTAAATAAACACATAAAATGGCAGAAACTCTATTATCTCCTGGTGTATTAGCCCGAGAAACTGACCAATCATTTATCCAAGGACAACCTGTACAAGCTGGTGCCGCAGTTATCGGTCCCGCTGCTAAAGGACCTGTGGGTATTCCAACATTAGTTACTTCATATAGTGAATACCAAGCAATTTTTGGAAGCGATGTTACTAGTGGCTCACAACAATATGAGTATTTAACCCAAACCTCAGCAAATAATTATTTCTCTCAAGGAGGAACTTCATTATTGGTTACACGAGTTGCAAGTGGTAGCTTTACAGGTGCTTCAAGTACTTCTGTTTTAAATGGTGATGCTTCATCTGCTTTTACTTTAGAAACTTTAACTGAAGGTGAAATAGCAAATAGCTCAGGATCAGAAGGTACTAATAATACTTTAGCAAATGGTACTAAAGATAATATTAGATGGGAAATTCAAGGATCAAACACTGATAATGGAACATTTAGTTTATTAGTTCGTAGAGGAGATGATAATTCAAAACAAAAGAATGTATTAGAAACATTCCAAGGTCTGTCATTAGATCCAAAAGCCCCTAACTACATTTCAAAAGCAATTGGAGATACTTCTCACACCGTAGAACAAGATGGTACCGATTATTATGTAAAATCTAATGGTACTTACGTTAATAAAAGTAAATATATTAGAGTAAGTGCTGTAAATACTCCAACAGTTGACTATTTTGATAATAATGGAACTGCAAAATCTACCCTAACAGGATCTATCCCAGCAGACGGTTCAGGATCATTTACAGGTGCTACAGGTACTTTATTTGATGGTCAAGAAGCTAAATTTAATGGAGAAATTAGTGTAACTAATATTCAAGGTTTAGCCCAAACTGATTACACTGAATCAATTAACCTATTAAGTAATAAAGACGAATATAGATATAATTTAATTACTGCACCTGGACTAAACAATAGTGACCACGGTACAGCAGTTGGTTTGCTAGTATCTACTGTAGAGTCACGTCAAGACGCAATTGCCGTAATTGATTTGAATGGTTATGATACTAATGTATCTACTATCGTAAGTGACGCGTCTGGATTTGATTCAAGCTACGCTGCTACTTACTGGCCTTGGTTACAAACCCTAAATACAGCCGGACAAACAGTATGGGTTCCAGCATCAGCAATGATTCCTGGAGTATATGCCTTTACAGATGCTTCAAGTGATGCTTGGTTTGCCCCAGCTGGTTTAACTAGAGGTGCTCTAGGTAATGTAATTAAAGCTGAAAGAAAATTGACTTCTGGAAATAGAGATTCATTATATAATGCTAATGTTAACCCAATTGCTACATTCCCAGGAAGTGGAGTTGTAGTATTTGGACAAAAAACATTACAAAAACGTTCAAGTGCATTAGATAGAGTAAATGTACGTCGTCTATTAATTGAATTGAAAAATTACATCTCTCAAATTTCTGATAATCTAGTATTTGAACAAAATTCAATTGCAACAAGAAATAGCTTCTTAACTCAAGTTAATCCATATTTAGAAAGTATTCAACAAAGACAAGGATTGTATGCTTTTAAAGTAGTAATGGATGAAACAAACAATACTGCTGATGTAGTAGATAGAAATGAGCTAGTAGGACAAATTTATTTACAACCTACTAAAACAGCTGAATTTATTTTACTAGATTTCAATGTATTGCCAACTGGAGCAACATTTCCAGCATAAAAAATAAAAAATAAAATATTTATAATAAACAGAACATAAAATGGCAGTATTAGATAGCAACGAAATTTTTTACACAGCTTTTGAGCCAAAACAAAAGAATAGATTTATTCTATATGTAGATGGTTTCCCATCGTATATTATGAAAGGAGTAGGAGCCGTATCATTGACTCAAGGCACAGTACCTCTAAATCATATTAACGTACAAAGGTTTGTAAAAGGAAAAACAACTTGGAATACAATTGATTTCACATTGTTTGACCCAATTACACCTTCTGGTGCCCAAGCCGTTATGGAATGGGTCCGTTTGCATCATGAATCCGTAACTGGACGTGATGGGTATAGTGACTTCTATAAGAAAGACTTAACAGTAAATGTATTAGGTCCTGTAGGTGATATCGTATCAGAATGGGTAATTAAAGGTGCACTAATTACAGCTGCAAGCTTTGGTGATTTCAATTGGGATACTGAAAATGCTGCTCAAGAAATTTCAATGACTGTTCAACCAGATTATTGTGTATTAAATTTCTAAAAAACTTTACCTCCACATATTCCTCGAAATGGCTTGCCTTAGTGCAAGCCTTTTCTTATCTTAATATTTATTATCGAATAAAAAGTTATTACAAATAAAGATTATGGCGGAATTTAAACTCCCAACAGAAATTGTAGATCTCCCATCACAAGGTAAATTATATCCTAAAGATCATCCTTTAGCTGAAGGTAAAATTGAAATGAAATACATGACAGCTAAGGAAGAAGATATTCTTACTAACCAAGCTTATATTAGAGATGGTGTAGTATTGGATAAACTCCTACAATCATTAATTGTTACTAAATTTAATTATAGTGATTTATTAATTGGTGATAAAAACGCAATAATGGTTGCTGCTCGTATCTTAGGATATGGTAAAGATTATAAATTTAACTATGCTAGTGAAGAACAAGTAGTTGATTTATCCCAAATTGAACCTTTACCACTTACAGACGAAGTAAAAAAAGCAGAATCAAATGAATTTAGCTTCACACTTCCATCATCAGAAAATATAGTTACTTTTAAGTTATTAACCCATAAAGATGAAAAAAAGATTGAACAAGAACTTAAAGGGTTAAGTAAAATAAATAAAAAATCATCTCCTATAGTTACTACTAGATTAAAACATCAAATTTTATCAGTTAATGGGGAAGATGAATTACCTAAAGTTCGTGAGTTTGTAGATAATTTTCTACTTGCTCAAGATTCCAGAGCATTAAGAGAAGAAATTAAAAGAATTGGACCAGACGTAGATCTGACTTTTTTTCCCGAAGGGAGTGATAGACGAGTCGATATCCCAATTGGGCTTAGCTTTTTTTGGCCTGACATCTAATTTAGCACCACAATATAGAGCGGGTGTATTTAAACAAATACACGAGATTGTTTTCCATGGTAATGGAGGTTATGATTGGTATACAGTTTATAACATGCCTCTATGGTTAAGAAAATTCACATTTAATGAAATTAAAAATTACCATGAAAAACAAAATGACATGGTAAAAAATCAAGGTAAAGATCCAAATCAGAAAAATCTCATTAATCCTGATGGTACAGTAAATACTCCTGAGTTTTTAAATGCTTCAAAAGATAATAAAGGTAAGACAAGTTATAAGTAATCATATTTATAACATATACCCTATATTAAATGGCAAGCGAAGAACAATTAAATAGTGCCCAAAAATTACGTCAAGAATTAGATGAAATTCTATTTTTACAACGTAGTTTTACTGATGAAGCTTTAAAAGCAGCAAAAGCTGTATTTGGTACTGGGGAAAATGCTAAGAAAACTTCCCAAGCATTTAGAGGAGTATCTAATGCTAGTGCTGCTGTTAATAGTTCTTTAAGACAAGTACTAGATGGCCAAAAAGACTTTTCAGATCTACAAAAGAAAATTAATAAATCCCAGGAGGCGGCGGCATCAATTGCTACAGAACTTTCCCAAATTGAGAATAATAAAATTCAATTTTCTCAAGAAAATTTAACAGCATATGAAAGACAAGAAGAATTACTTAAAGTTTTAAGTGATGAAGCTTTAGTACTTACTACAGCCCAAGAAGATTTATTGGGGTTATATATAGACCAATTACAAACTCTAAGAGAACAAGAAGATGTATACAATGAAATTGATACAGCACAAAGCAAACTTGGCCTTACTGGAGCTATAGGAGATGGAATTGAAGGCCTTTTAAAAAGTGTGGGTGCCGGTGGCCTTGCAGACAAATTAGGATTTGGGGAAGCTAAAAAACAAGCAGAATCATTTGCATTAACTGCAGGAGATGGTGCCAACAAATTTAATGTAGCCGGAAAATATATAAAAGTATTAGGAGCTAATTTAGCTAAATCCTTAGGTCCCTTAACTTTAATAACAGCTTTTGTTAAAGCTTTACTTCAAGCTAATGCTGAAACAGTTAAACTTCAAAAATCATTCTTACTTACTAGTGAACAAGCTGTAGATCTTAGACAAGATATGGCTGCTGTAGCAGATAATACAGGTAATATTAATATTACTGCTACTAAATTACTAGGTACTATGTCTAGTATTAATGATCAATTTGGATTTGTTGCTAGATTTTCAGATGAAACATTAGTAAATACAACTAGATTAACTGAGCAAGTAGGATTAGCAGCTGAATCAGCAAATGCGTTAGCAGGTTTAACTGAAATACAAGGAGCTAATGCTGAAGAATTGTATGAAAATACAGTAGGTACTTCACTGGAATTAGCTAAACAATCCGGCATACAAATTACAGCTGAAAAATTATTTTCAGAAATAGCTAAAACCACAGGTACTGTTAGAGCCAATTTAGGTTCTAATCCTATTGAAATAGCTAAAGCAATCCAAAAAGCCCAAGAATTTGGAGCTAGTTTAGAACAAGTAGCAGCTGCAGGAGAGAGTTTACTTAATTTTGAACAATCTATTGAAGCTGAACTTTCAGCAGAATTATTATTAGGTAAAAATTTAAATCTTGAAAGAGCAAGAGCAGCAGCTTTAGCAGGTGATCAAGTAACATTAGCAGAAGAATTAAAACAACAAGCAGGGAGTTTTGCTGAATTTTCTTCTATGAATGTTATCCAACAAAAAGCCCTTGCTGAAGCTATGGGGATGACTAAGGACGAATTAGCTGATACTTTATACCAACAAGAATTATCATTAAAAGGAGCAGAACAAGTTAGAGCTGAATTAGCAGCTACAGGACAAGATGAAGCAGTTAGAGCTCTAGATGCACAAACCGCACAAGATAAGTTTAATAAAACAATGGAAAAACTACAAGCTATTGTAGTTGATGTAGCAACTGCTTTTATGCCTATTTTAGATATAGTAGGTATGATTGCTGAATTAATTGCTCCTATTATAAAATTTGCAGTAGGAATTTCACCTTTAGGGTTATTAAGTGACCTTATGTCTGGGAATGAATTAGGTACCATGGCCTCTAGTGCAATCCCAACAGCAGATGATGCTGTCATCCCCGCAGGCTACGGTGAAACTATTATTAAAAAAGGTAAAGATACTATTGCTCTAAATAATGAAGATTCAGTTGTAGCAGGAACTAATTTAGGAGGTGGTGGAACCGATATGAATGAAACTAACCAATTACTAAAAATGTTAGTAACACAAAATAAAGAAAAACCACAAATATCTCCTGTTGGTTTATACCAAGTACAATAATTCAATATTTATAATAAATTAATCGATTAAATTTAATATTATGGCACTTAAAGCAAAATTTGAAGCTAATGGATCTCAATTAAATCCTCTTGCTGGAACACTTCCAAAAGGGGCTTTAAAAGACCCACAAACTCTTCCTTTAAATAATTCTTTTGAAAAAGGAAGATATCAAGACTATGTTCTAGATACTGAAAAAGCTATTGATCAAACTGGAGCTTCTCAAAGTAGAACTCAAGGATAAGACATAGCATGGGGATTCTTGATTTAAAAACAAATCTAAAATCCCTACGATACGGAAAAGATAGACCCTTTGGGGGATCATCTAATCAGCCTTATATAAAAGGAGATATAGATGTTAAAGATTCCGAAGTAGGGAGAACAGGCGGACCTGATTTTTTACTACGTGGTGGTACATTAGTACCTAAACGAATAGGAAATGATGTGTCTCGTATGACACAGATGTTTTTTGATCTAAAGTCTCCAAATGGTGTTTTATTTACAGCAAAACAAAATGTATTATCACGTACTGCGGTTGCAACCCAAGCTAGTGGTAAGGCATTAAATGAAGGAGCTTATCTACCTACTTCAACTTTACTTCAAGTAGTAGGTAATAATTTAGGAATTCATTTAAATAAACAAGGCCTTGACCCTACTAAACGAACTGGACCTGATGCTGGCAGAAAAGGATTAGGTGATTTATTAGGATTTAAGGATCCATTAGGTTTACCTGTTTACAATGAGGTTGTTACTTCCCAACAATCTACTAAAGATAATAGATTAGTACAACTTAAAGAAAATAAATTAACCACCAGTAATAACATTTTATATGAATATTCAGGTGGACCCGGTTCTATAAATGGCATAGGTAAAACTCGTATTAAAAGATATGAGAATACTAATATAAATAAAGGTTATGAAGTTATCCAATCTTTGTCTGATAAATCAAGAGATAAAGGAGAAGGTAATACTGAAATAATTGATTTTAGACAAGAACCAGGAGGCAGTAAAGTTCAAACTTTAAACTATTCTAATCCTAAAAATAGACTTGAACAAAGAGTTAATTTAGGAGATCCGGGTAGAAAAGGAGCTGATAGAACAAATTATCAAAAAGGTACAGGAAAGGCATTAGACGAATTAAATGCTTTATCTTTATATAAAGGCCCACATCAAGATAATGAAAAACCTATTAATGATTTTGTTAAGTTTAGAATAGGGGTAATAGATAATAAAAACCCTACCCAAAAAACATATATGCATTTTAGAGCATTTTTAGATACTCTAAATGATAGTTATTCTTCACAATGGAATTCCGAACAATTAATGGGACGTGGAGAAAATTTTTATAGATTTAATAATTTTACACGAACTGTAAGTTTAGGATGGACAGTAGCTGCTCAATCAAAACAAGAGCTAATCCCAATGTATCAAAAATTAAATTATTTAGCATCATCTCTTGCTCCTGATTACACAGATATAGGATATATGGCTGGTAATTTAGTAACATTAACATTAGGTGGTTGGTTTTATGAACAACCCGGTATTATAACTTCTATGACATTAGATGTTCCAACCGAATCACCTTGGGAAATAGCTATTCCTGTATCAGGTTCAAGTGATCCTTCTGTAAAAGAATTACCTCATATAATTAAAGTAACAGGAGTTCAATTTATACCAATTCAAACATTTACTCCTAGAGTACAAAGAAATGAATATAACGGAGATCCTGAAGGAACAGGTGATGTAACTAAATTTGGTAGAGAAAGATATATAGCATTAGCTAGGGGGTTACAAAAAAGAGGAGATAATAATTACGATAGAGTAGAATCTGTTAATGAAATAAATAATGAGTAGATATCAAACTTCATCTAATTTAAAAACAGCTGGTGGTAAAAGATACAAAGGTACTACTAAATACCCTACTATCCCATTATCATTTGAAGACATATATGTTTATTCTACCCAAGGGGATAGATTTGATATTTTAGCTCAACAATATTATGGTGACTCATCTTTATGGTGGGTTATTTCCTCAGCAAATAGTGACTTAGCACAGAACTCTTATTATATTCCCGAAGGTAATCAAGTCCGTATACCTCAAAATATAACACAAATATTGAGCTTATTCGATAATTTAAATAGTTAGTTATGTATTCAAATATAGTAGGGGAACCTTTTGAAAAATTTGTATACGATGAAATTGACCACCGCCAATCTAACCAATTTTCAGGGTATAATGAGGATAGAACCCCAGACCAAATACAATATTTAAATAACCAAAATTCTTGGATAAAATTAGCATCTTCAGTTAGTATTAGTGGTTCTGAAATAGGTCAGGATAGAGTTGAAGAATTATTAAGTGATAAAAATCCCTCTTTATTTGTAGGTTCAAAGTTAGCTGAAAATTCAATTTTATTTGGTGGTTTATATTCTTTACCCAAATTAGATGAAAACGGAGAGATTAATTATATCCAAAGAGAAGGCATATATCCTGGAAAAAATATTTGGAATTTAGAATATGCCTATGGGTTAGGTAATAGAAATCAGGGTATTCAACCTATGCCCGGTATAACTGATTTATCTATTGATTGTATTAATAGAGGTTCTATTCGTAAAGCTACTCTTAATATTAGAGCATATAATAAATTTCAATTTGAATTAATTGAATTATTATACCTTAGAATAGGGTATACTATGATG